GCATTTTTTTTGCGCTCACTATTATTGTTTACGGTTGTTGGTCATTGCTGTAGCGCGCCGCTTAGTTTTAGACAGTTTAACATTTAGTCATAGACAGTATTCAACCGCATTATTCGCTCAATCGCGCCACAGCCTGCTTGAACTCCTTTTCTCCCATCTCACACCCTACGAACTGTCTGCCTAAGCTGCGTGACGCTATGGGGGTGGAGCCGCTGCCTACGAATGGGTCTAGTACTGTATCGCCCTTGCTAGAACTCGCACTAATAATATGCTCCATCAGATCAATGGGCTTTTCGCAAGGGTGCTTACCTTCATAGTATTGCACTGTACCGAAGTCCCAGACGTCCGTGAATGGCACATCCTTACTCACACTGAACTTACGCCCCTGCGCGCCATGCTGCTTGCGTAGCCTTTTGTATTCGGCGTGTAGCTTATCGTATGGCTTTAGCCCCGGTGCCAATTTTCGCAGCAATTCGTAGTGTTTACGAGAGGGAAATGTGAACTGAGAGCGGCCAAACCAGTGGCCTGACATCTTTGTGCCTGTATGTCTGTTAACCTCTACCGATGATATTCCGGCCTCTTTTATAGTGTCTGATAGGTGTTTTCGTACAGATTCATAGCAAAAAGGGCGTCGCTGTGTGCTCTCAGCAAAGATAATACGCTCACTTTGAGGAAAGTATTTACGTAGGGACGCCTTAGAACACCCCAAATGCCGCCCATTTTGCTTACGCCAGACAATATGGTTGAGTACTCGTAAATGCTCACCTATTAACAATTCGGTCTCGGCGGCTAGATATGGACTACAAAATAGATAAAAGCTTCCCGTGGTTTTAAGCACCCTTTCACACTCGATTAACACCGAATTAATCCACTTTAAAAAATCTGCTTTGTTTGCCCACTGCCTATCCCAATCCTCTTGTTTGACTTTATAGTAAGGTGGGTCTGTAGCGATAAGATCGATTGAATTGCTTGGTAACAGCTTGAGAAAATGCAGGCAATCAGCCTGCATAATATTGATATTGTCTTGAGAATAGTCGTACATGATATATCTATACCGCGTGTAATTGTTTATTATCGACCCGCTGTGTCGACACAGTGGCGGGTCTTGGTCGCTTACATGCTTGTTCATGTACGTGATGGGCTGCGATAGTTGGCGCTATCGTAGCTCACCCGTCTTTTTTTAATCTTTTGCTTTAAACCAGCGCCCAGAGACCTGCTTATAGCGCCTAACAGGAGTAGGAAATATAGCCAACTCTTCTGAGGGCTGTGGCTGAGCCTGAGCCTGAGCCTGCTGAATCGTAACCGTCCTCACCACCGGCACCGCCGCATTACCTGCTGCATCAACAACGCTATACGCCAGCGCTTGCACCCCTGCAGACGAAGTATCAATAGTGCCGGTAATTGAGATGCTTGATGTTAAATCACCGTCGTTATTATCGAGCGCCGTTGCGCCCAGCTCTGTGTATGTGTCACCGACGTTTAATGTAATATCACCGCCGTTGAGCGTGATCACTGGCGGGGTATTATCAATTTGAGAAACGGGCACATCGTAATTAGCGCTAATCCACACAAGCTCGCTATTTGATTGTGACCAAACGTTGGCAATCGCACTAGCTGTAAAATCAACAAAGCCATTATCAACAGGATCGAAAATTGACTTTGCGCGCACTTGCGCTTCACCGCCTTGTACTTCGATCTCCATATTCTCGACAAGCTCAATACCCAACGATGCAAAATAATTTGAGTTTTGCAGTGCGGCTGGGCGCGCTACGGCTAGACGAGTAAACCCCGCTGTTGTTGCCGGAGGGTCAACAATAGGGTTAATCGTGATTGTGAGCGTATCTGTTGCGCCCGTGTTTGTTGTATATGTGACTACAGGCACAGCGCCGTCATAATTTTGCGCTGGGGTAAATGTAATACCCGCACTGCTCACACTGAATGCACCGACATTATCAACAGTGGCGACTTCGCTTGCGTCATACACTGTTGCATCGTTATCGATTGTATAACTCACAATGCTCAGTACATCATCTGCATCGCTATCGTTTGCTAGTACATCAACTGTGATCGCAGTATCTTCATCTGTATTTGCCGAGTCAGACTGAGTAACCGTTGGTGCATCGTTTAATTTAAACGTGCTAGACACTGCCACAGGCGCAAACGCGCCGCTGGTTGCGCCTTGAGTTTGCTCAAACGTTTGCGTGCCAAAAGTTGCAGGTATTTGCGTGATGATCTCGCCACTGCCCGTTGCTGAATGCGCATGCAATGGAGCCGCATCAAAATCACTAATGCCTGCATTGCCCGCGCTGTAATCTAATAAGTTTTGTACAGTCGGCAAACTATTATCAAACGTTGCATAATCATTTAATAAATAATCAGCGCCCGCTAACGACATGCCCTCAATGCTCGGCACAGCATTAACCGCATCACGCATTGACGTATAGCCCGATTCCTCAGTCAATAAAACGCCATCTGCAAAAAAACGTATCGTGCCGCTATCAAAACTAAAAAATAAATCAATCGAGGCAGGTACTGCGCCAAGGTTTTCGGTCACGGTGACATTTGCGCCATCGCTATTAATAACACGAGCACGTAAATTCAAGTTGCCGGAGGAGTCTACAAAAATATACGCTCTGTCGTCTTCAACCAGCGTTACGCTACCCGGTATTTGCACATAATCAAAATCGGCAAAGTTTAGGCTCGCAAATAAACCGTACTGTACCAAGCCATTATTTATGCGAGTAAAATCCGCTGGTGACGAAAACTCAAAAACTGTCTCTGGGCTACTGCCTTTTATCAATGTACTCATTGCTGCACCTCCGGCCACGCTGCCTCATCGCTGATAAAATTACTGGCATCGAGCGATAACAAGTATTGAATTAAAATCTGTTGGTTAAAAATAGGTAGCGCATCGTATGCAGTTTTATGTGAGCCGTAATCAAATACATTAACAATATTTTGAGCACGGCCATCGTGTAGATAAGGCGCAGTATCGAATAGATTAACAAGCGTTGGGGTGCGCACATTGATGACAACACCGGCTTGAGTCATACCCGTGCCTACGTCGTGCGATAAGCCGTCTTTGTAAGCTGCGCCGCTGTGGCAGGCCGCACAGCCAGCGTCATTAAATACTTGTTGAGCATCATCAAACCTAAACGCCTCATCACCGTTTATATTTTTAAATGCACTACGCGGCAATGAGTCACGCCCTAGGCTGCTCACATAAGCTGCCAACGCATCAAGCTCTGTCGAAAGCCCAGAAGTTTGTGTTGTTAGCGGGTCGTCATTTGTGCTCGGCGTAAAATCAGCAAAGCCCTCGCCACCGTTCAGCGCGTGCATTTGAAATTCAAAGTCTTGTACTTCGTCAAAATTTTGCGACCAATGCAAATTGCCGAAGCGCGTACCGCTCATGCCGTTGAGCGACAATGTGTTGCGCATGCCCTCGCCCAAGTTTGTTACGTCCCATACTCGGCCATCGTCACCGCCGCTCACATGACACGTTGCACAACTTAAATAGCCCTCTAGGCCTTGCGCTGGAATCTCTGAATGATAAAAAAGTTTAAGCCCTGCCAGCTCTTCTGTTGATAATTTTTCATTCGATACGGTTTGAACACTTAAACGATCAAACGAGAGCACTGTGCGCGAATCATCGTCTAAATACTCAGCAACATCTAATGCTAAAACGCTACGATCTGTAAAATTCTTAATATATAAATGACGCGGGGTGGCACACGAAGAGTGGGGTGCAAAACCCGTAAAAATAGTTGTATTGCGATTAATCGCAGGCACATTAAACTGCCCTAAATTATTACCAGAAAACAATATTAATTGTGTGCCATCGGCGAGCGTAGATACATAGCTCGGGTCTGCACGATTATCTTGATCAATCACGGTTGCCGAGTAGTCGCTTAGATCAATCGTAACGAGTGCTGCACGCACGGCATTGTCTTCATCAACCACCGCGCCTTCTATTTCTGAGTTGTTAATTGATGCTGCGATATACGCAAAGCCACCCGCGTCATCAATATAAATACTCTCTAATCGATTAATAACGCCGGGGCCAGAGTCAATATCGACGGGTGCAACGTGGTAAGGGATTTCTATAATTTGACTCAACGTAAATGTTGATAATGCGATATCGTAAACATTGGCAATTAACTCATCAGTGATGCGCCGCGTAACTAACAGCCGGTTATTATTTATTGCCATGGCATACGGATATTCACCCACATTTAGACGATCAACAATCACGCCCGATACGACATCAATTTTTAAAATCTCACCACGGCCATAGCTGCTGACATATAAGTACATGCCATCGCTAACGGATGCAATCGGTCGTGAGCCGTAATCCACAGTAATTTCATGCGCGACGCTTGTATCGCTATTAAAAATGACAACGTGATCACTATCGCGGTACGTTACTGCATACGTATCATTAATTTTTGTGATTGAGGACGGGTGCAAATACTGTGCATTACTAATCTCATCAACTAAATTCATTGATAGCGCGAGTGTTGTATCTGCTAGCGTACTATTAATAATCGCAACACTATCGTTATCTGGGTTCACTGCCCAGACGTTATTAGCATCAGACTCAGGCGAGCATGATAATTCGCCGGATTGATTCGGGTAATATTTTGCGCCTGAATAAGTTGGCGCGGGCGGGTCAACCACCGGGGGCGGTGGCGGCGTAGGCGCGACCTCGCTACCGGTTGAAAAGTTATAAGACACCGGCGTCATCTCGTTACCCATAAAATCTTGTATGCCAGCAACGCTCACGTTGTACGATGCGTTTGTTTCTAGGTCATCGTCTGGCCAGACCGACAACATGCCTGTGTGCGATAGCTGTTGACGGCTTGCAACAACTTCTCCGGTATCAACGTTGGTGACATTGACCGCACCGATCAACGTTTCTGTTCTGAGCGTTTCGGGGATATGAAAATGAATCAACGTATCGACAGGCACGTTCGTCGCACCTGCTTGCGGCGCGCTGCCAGCAATATACGGCGCTGTCGTATCACGCTCATCGTGCATCACGACAAAACAGAATCCCTGCTCGTTAATTGTTTCGTCATTAATGACGCTGACGACGGTGCGATCAATGCCGTTCGCGCTAAGCACATCGCCTACTGCAATGTCATCACTACGCCAGCTAGAGCGGTAGTTACCCGTCTCGGGGTTAATGCCATAGTTTGCATAAACATCGTTACTCGTTTTGGCTCTGTTGTTGTTCAGTACATCTTGCGGCTCAAGCGGCAATTCTGCACCTGTGTATTCGATAACATATTGTGTTTGGTGCCAATCGTAACCACCAAAGACACCCACTTGGCCGAGGGGTCGATAATACTGACTTGCTTCACAGTGATGCGATACGTCATCAAAACGATACGCAACGTCGTAAAATTCGTCACGCACTGGGTCGTTGTTATCTTGCACGATGGCTTTAATGCCAGGTTCGTACGTGTTGTCATTTGCGTAGAGTTCTTCGCACAGATCGATATCGACGCGAAAGTGATCGACATAAGCGTAATTATCTTGAAAGTGCACGTACATCGGGTTACTGCTGGTGTCGCCGTCGGCGCGGGATTCTGTTTGATCAAAAAATATTTCGCAGCTTAAAAATGGGTTGCTAGGGTCTTCATAGTTCACCACAAACATTGCAGGGTGTTCGCGCAAAACCGGCGTTGTTGTTTCGCGCGCTGCAAATACAACACGGTCTGTGCCGTAGGGTTCCATCCAATAACCTCCAATAAACTCGGGCAATCCGTTACTGCCGGGCGGTTTATTGATCGGCGGATTAAACACAGATAATAGCTCGGGTACAACGCCGTTTTTAAAACCGCTGGTATCGTAAAACGCTAAACCGGTTTGTGCTTGATCCGATGCGTATACCAAAATATTCCCCGACCAGATCGGGAATCCGGTCACGCCGGTTAGGCCAATGTGATCCCATTCCGTGAGTAATTCACCACGGAATGCTGAGCTGGCGGGCAAATCATCGGCTATAACTCTGTTATCTCTAATGTAGTAATCCTCAATAGCTGTTTCACCATAAGACCATAATATTGGGTGCGAGTAAGGCGATGTGAGCGCGCCATATTGTACGACCCTGCCTTCAACCGAAGGGTTAACAAAACTTTTTATCATTTGCTCGGCAGACGTTGCGCCACTCGGGTCATAAGACAACCAACGGCCAGTGGGGAACGTTGGCTCATACATTTTTACGCGATCTTCTTCAATGCGCACAACCGTGGCGTGCGCCTGAACGGGCTGTGAAATTGCGCAGCCTGACTCCGTGCCTTCGCAGTGCAAGCGAGCAATCTCAGTAGGGTTTGTTAAGTCCGACAAGTCCCAGTAACCGTTTTGCAGATCTCTACCGCCGTCAATACCATTGTCTGTTGAGCCAGCGCGCTCGGGTTGCGTCACTAGCGCGGGGCCAATCGGCATAATCACCGCCGCACGGCCATTGGCGGTGGCTCGTTTGGTAATAAAATCTCCTTGCTGGCCATAATCAATATTCGCTGGATACTCAGCGGCGTGGGTTGTCATCGCAAATAAAAATGCGGTTGATAACAGTAAAATTTTCATTAAAAAACCTCGCTAATTTCGTTCAGTTCTGCTTCGTTTGTGGCTGCTAATGCGGCGGCAACGCGTGAGCGATAATCGTTTTTGATGCCCTGTATAATATCAGCGCCTTCGTTTAATAACGCGGTGAGCTGTGTCGTAGTATGTTCGGGGGCAATCCAGTCGCTATTATTTTGTGGGTCGCCGCTGGCGGGCACGCAGGGCATTGTGCGCGGCTGGCCAGTGCCGACGGCACCGACTAGCGTTAACTGATCAGTCTCAGTCGAGGGGTAAAAGTGCTCACTGCCGAGCGCAGCAGAGTTATAACCGCTTACGATTTTTAGCGCAGTCGCGCTTTCGAGCCGAGCGAGTTTTTGCGCGATTAAAATTTCAATCGGTGGCTCGGGCTGCGTGAGTGATGCACCCGATGGCAGCTCAATGTTTAATTCTGTAATCGTTGCACTGGTTTGCCAATCCGTCCAATATTCTATCTCTCTAAAATCGGGCACGACATTCCATTGTTGGGTTTCTTCATCAAAAATAGCGGCTTCATTGTCGCTAATTGTCGGCGGCTCGATACTTGTTGCGCACGCAGGGATTAAAAACTCACCGGTTTCTAATGGGTTTTCAATAGCCTCATCGATATAACCGTTAAACTCAAACGTATCTTTTGTGTAATGGTATATTTGCATCGTTAGTACCTAATGATGAAGTTAACTGCGCGGTTACGCGGTCTTGTTTCAGCGCCGCCCGCGTTCAACGCAATATTATTTGAGTCCATGGTTCGTGTAGTTCTATCTGATGTAGCATCAGATCCAGATACACCGTTGTCGCTATTCTCGCTGCGTTCAGCACCAGAAGTTCTTAATTGCAACGCATGAGCATGAGCACGCAACTCATCGCTCTGGAACGAACCAACTAACCTACCACTTGCCGAACCCCGCAAAAACTCATTACGTAAATCTGGCAAGTTAAACGTAGCGATACCATCACCGCTCCCCCAGCGTGTGCCGATGACGCTATAGAGTTGAGCAAAGGTTGTGCGCGATATAGCAGCTCCTGTGCAGCTTAAAAACCCTGTCGGTATCGACTCATCAGCAAAAGATAAAATAGTACCCACTGGCATAAGTTCGTTTGATTCGCTACGCGAGTAAACATCGAGATTGTTGCGCGCAGTACCAGCATTAGTTAAATCAGATAAATTATTCGACTCCAGTAAATACCGCGCATCGCTTTGTGCGCGCGTGTAACGATCACTCAGCGATGCTGTGACTGTGGCAGCATAACTGCTGTTATCATTAATCGCGGCGGCTAATTCGTTGAGTGTGTCGAGTGCACCAGGTGCACCATTGATCACATTATTAACCGCTGTCGATATGGCTTGATCGGTTTGAGTAGTCGAATAGACGCCTAGATTATTTCGCGCTGTCGCATCGTTGGTGAGATCGGCTAAGTTGTTGGTCTCTAGTAAATAGCGTGCATCGCTTTGAGCACTGGTATAACGTAAATTAATCAAAGCCAACAACTTTGCTAAGTTATCACCCGCGCTACTGACACCACCGCGCAAGCTATCACTCATATCGTCGACTATATTAATAACCGCCTGTCGCACCTGCGTTAGATTATTCTCGGCAGGCGTTAAACCACCGGCAGTAATCAACGCTAACAGTTCATCAAAAACAGCATTATTAAAACGCGCAGGGTCAAAAGATGGAGAGATACCTTGCGCAGGGTCACCGTCCGTAAACTTACCATTATGTAATCGCAAAGCTGGGTCACTAAAGTAATCCACATTTCACCTATGTATAACTAAAAAATAAAATTCGGTGTGCATGTTTAATCTCATTCATCACGCACTCTAATAATTCATTACCAAATACCGTAAACGGCTCACCCATTAAAGAACCGCTCACACGGCGTGTCAGGGTGGTTAATGGTGCATTAATTTGCCAACAGAAGTTCCAATCATCACCGTTAATCGGCAGGCCGTTGTAATCACTTTGCGCACCGGGGTTGCTAGCGCTATATTCTGTAATCGTAATGGCAAAGCCAAACTCAGCAGCGGTATCGATAAAAAACTGTCGGCTTTGATTGCCTACCAATTTATATTTACTGACTAAACTGGTGCGGCGCTGCGCAAAGGTTTGTGCAATATTTTTGGTGCAGTCAGTAGGTAAACCGTAATCGTTCTCCCACTCAGTTAATAAACTGCTTGTCTTTGAGGGCAGCGTTTCGTTTAGCAATTGCTGGTTGATCGCATCAGCACGGGCAAACTCTTCGGCAATGCCTTCAAACAACTTTGCCCACTCGCTTTCAGGCTCGCGCGGCCATGCTGCGCCATTGGGTAATAGCGCCAGCATCGATTGCGTGTAATCCGCTACTGACCCGGCCACGTTACACTCCCTAACACCGCAAACTGATTAACCGCTAAATTAATATTGCTGGTGAGGTTAATCGTAAAATCCTGCTCGCCAGTGGCGTTCGATATCGCTTCACGTATTTGGCTTAAATACAATGTGCTATCGGGCTTAGATTCACGGCGCAAATAATCGCGCAGCTCTGCTTCAACGGCGGCTTGCACTTCATCAGTGTTGGGTGAGATCGCGTTAAAGGTAATATTAATAGGCACAGCAACGGGTGCTTCAACAACAAATGCGCGCATGCCTGCTGGGCGCACAGTCTCAATATAGTTTTGTACGGTATTAATGTGCGCTGCTGTGGGTATAGGGTTTTCTAACCCTTCGGTCACGATGCGCAACACCAATGAGCCGATGCCGTTTTCGTTCTCGAACGGGAAGGCGCGCGTTACATCAACATGCCCCGCTTTTGCCCACTGAATATAATCATGCTTAGCACCACCCAGTGGCGGTTGCTTTTTACGGTTATCTAGGCGCTCACGTACACGGGCAAACGCTTCAACCTCTGCACCGCCGCTAGTACTTGCGGCGGTAGCTTCACCATCAACACTTAAAATAGGCGAGATAAAATTGAGGTTTTCATTCTCAATATTTCCGGCAAGCCCCGCATCCAGTGCAATAATATTTAGCGTAGCGTTACCGCCTACAATCACTGCTTCATCAGTCGTGCGGTATTGGCGGCCATCGGTATGTTGCAACACGGTACCCACGGTAATGACCGCGCCATTATTACCGGCAATAGTTGCCGTGCCTGTGGCAAATGCCGCCGCAATTTGGAAGATGCCGAACTCTGCCGCTTGTTTAAGTAAATTGTCATCGTCAGCGCTGCTCGTAAAAAATTGCTTTGATAACCACTCTTGATTGGAATAGATGCCCATAAAAGCACCCGCCACCACGTTTGCAAATTCGGTAAAGCCGGTGCCGGAGTTGTGTGCATCACCACCGGTTGTGCGCTCAATATCATTCGCAATACGTTCACGCAACGCGGTAAGATCAGGCAAATTAAGCGGCATTAAATACCTCCTGCTGCTCCAGCGTACCGGCCTGTGTTGTCGCGGTGACAATAATCGTTAAACGCGCATGCGCTTCATGCGTTACTTTTACATCAATCGCTGCCACATAATTTTCAACGAGCAACCAATTCAGTGCCTCTAAACACATTGCACGCGCACGGGCGAGCAACACCTCAGTAATTTTTTCACGGCGCAGCGTCCACAGCAGCGAGCCATAGCTATTATTCTCAAAACCATCACCCCAGTAGCCGTGGGGGTCGGTCTCACCCTCTGGCAATTCATCACCCACGGCGCGGCGATCAGTCATTAGTGATGTATGTATGACCGTTGCTAACCAATTATCACGCTCGATTTTTTTCGTAAAATCTAAATCGCTTTGGTTAATCGTAGGGTTATAAACCATTTTTAATGCACGCATTAGCTCACACCCTCAGTTGTACTGTTGCCGTCGTATCGATGCCTGTGCGTACTAAAATCTTTGCCGCCAATGGTTGCGCCTGCCGCCGTTAAATTACCCGACAAGCTTGAGCTGGCGGCAGTCACTGCACCCGTCACGGTCTCATCACCACCTACGGTGTTATTACCGTCAATATTGCTGTCGCCATCAACCTGTACATTACCGTGCACCGTTAAATCTTCTTGGCACTCAACCAACGGGGTGCTGAGCAACACTTTTACAGGGGTTACACACTCAATGGTTCTGTCAGCTTTTAAATGCACTTTGTCACCGTGTTGGTTATAAATGGCGGTTTCGCCTTCGGCGATTTCTATTCGGTATTTGCGGTCTGCGGTCATAATGCAAACGGGCTTACCACGGTTGCCACCTTCACTCATTAACACAACATCAGCACCGGCTAGAGCTTTACTGGTAAAGCCAAAACTCTCTAAGTGCTCAACATCATCCAGTGAAAACTCGTCACCCATTTGCACTTGTAAAAATTTTACTTTGTTATTAACACGAGTACGGCTTAGTACACCCAAGCTAAATACGCGGCGAATTTTTTGAATCAACTCACTGAACACCAAAACCCCCTTGCTCCTTAATAGGCGGCAGAACAACCAGTTCAAAGGTCTCGGTTGGCATAACTAACAACTCAGTACGCGCACCGCTTTCATCTAATATTAATCGGGTCTCGGCAATCATTTGCGTACCATTAATACCGGCCACTTTGTCGTCGACCACACTTACTGTATTGGGCTGCCATGTTTCGCTGTTACTTTGTTGCCAACCGGCCACGGTATACACCACCTGTTGGCTGCGCCCGTATTGCGTATTGCGTTGCCACTGGGCGCGTTTTTGGCAGGCAGCCGTATCTAAATCATCCTCGGCTAAAATCACGGTGGGGCGGTGGCGCTTAATATTTTCATCGCGGCTTACACCACGGTTCACATTCATTTGCTGTGCGTTTAACCATGCGTTATCGCGTGCTTGTGAGCCAACCACGGTGTACTCACTAAAGCGTTGCTCAACACTAAAGCTGGCCGCTGCGCTTAAAATATTTTGCCCTAGTACTAAATCATCAGCCGGTATGCTACGCGCATTGGTGAGCAACAAATTACCCTCTGGTGTGTCCATTAGGCGTATGGCTAGGGCACGGGCTTCGCGCTCTAAAAAATCAAAAATTGGCTGGCCTTCATCTATGGCCGGTTGGCGTAGGGTTTGATTAGCATTCACGCCCTCGGCGACTTCAACCCTTAAACCAAACGGTGCCACTAAATTTTTAGCCACATTCAAAAAAGTTTGGTTTTTAAATTGTTTGCCGGTAGTGGCGCAGTCAATTAAATCGGCCACTTTGCTGCGGCCAGACAAACGCAGGGCAATACTATTGGCGTCGTATTCGGGTGTTAGGCTATCGATATAACCCGTCAGTAATAATTCATTGGCTAAAAATATCGCCACCGGCTCACCGGCACGTAACGCGCGCTGGGCATTACTGGCAGCATTGCTGCTTAGGCCTAAATCAAAGGTCGATGCGCCGTATTCCATAGAGCGTGCCACTTCAATACTTTGCCAACCGTTCCAACGGCCTGCGGCGGTAACGACAGTAATATCAAGCACTGGCCACCTCCAATTCGCGTTCATTAATAAACAACGCGTTACGAATATTATTGCGCTCAACAATATCCTCAGCGCGTGTAGCATCTCCATATAGTCGGTAAGCCAATACCAAGGCAGGCTCATTACGCACAGCAAGCTGGCGCAAACGGGGCAGCGTTAAACCGTGGCTATTAATGTGGCTATAAAAATTACTGGCGAGCTGAGATAAACTTTCGTAGGTTTCGTAATCCGCGTCGAGCTGCTGCTCATTAATACCCATCAGTAATCTATCCCGTACGGCCACCGCATTGTCGTAACTACTAAACGGGCTTTGACTCACATCAACAACGTTAACCGCCGCCGCCTGCCTGGCCACGGCTAACACCGTAGCGGTAAGAGCGGCACGGTTAAACAATTCAACCACCGCTGTGCGGTTGGTTTGCTGCTGCTGGCGCGTCGCGGTATTGTTATTGCTAAAGCTATTATTGGAATTTGCGCTAGCATTGGGTATGGGTTCAACATCGCCCCAAATTGCACCCAGATTTTCGTAACTACTAATGGCGCTATCAACGGTATCGAACAGGCTAAAAGTTTCGAGCACTACACTCACCAGCGCTGCGGCTAGGCTTTGGGGGGCTTTAATAATTTGATCTAACTCGCTGGCAATTTCATCAATCGCAAAGGCAATATCGCTTACCGGCGCAATCACACCTTGCAAGGTGCCGTTAATATTACGTAGTGAATCCAGCCCGTTATTAATAAAGGCTTTGGCATCATCGCTCACAAATTGCGGCGCATTGGCAATACTAAAACGCTCGCTAAAATGTTGTGAATGGCTTGCTAAATTATCGTCAACGGTTTGCGAAACCGTGGCTAAGGTATTAGTAGTCGTTTGGGTTTGGCTTTGTTCGTTAGGCTCTACACACTCAATACTAAAATCTTCGCGCGTGGTACGCGAGCTGGCGCGCCATGTCACGCTGCCAATTTGTACACTCACGCTACCAAAGCGTGGGTGCACGATAATTTTAGTGCCACGTTGCTCAAGCTCAGCAATTAATGCCTCGCGCTGTTGCTCAATATCGTCACCTAAAATAAAGGCATTAAGTGTATACACACGTTGCTTGCGGCCAAGGTCATCCGTCCACGGGGTATCGCGGTAGGGGTATTCTTGGCTATCAACACGGCGGCCAAAGCTCATTGATGATTCATCAACAAAGACAGAGACATTGCCGATCATTGCAGGGTAACGCATGCTCAATGTACCCCCATGGTTTGGCCGGTGACATTCACCACAGGGGCGCGGTTATTGGTTCTACCCAATCTAACTTTAACCTTGCTGGCATCGCCTTCAATTTTTAATACCACCTCGGCGGCTTCGTTCTTTTCTGCAAGTGCTTTGCTGCGGCTAGGGCGACCTTTAAAGGTTTGTAAATCACCATTGGCTTTTAATGCTGCTAGGGCATCTTGATTACCCAACCCTGCTAATACATGGGCAATAGCCTCACCGACAAAATCACCCGCCTTGGTGCCGCTCAATAACTTATCTGCTCCTAATGCGGTAGCAATTTCATAAGAGGCCACGCCAACGGTGGCGACACCCAATAACTTAGTTGCCGCACCGATTAATTTATCCGATTCTTTAGCCAAGGCCGCACCGGCACCGGCTGCACCAGCAGTGCGAATATTGCCACCACCTTTACGGTTTTTATTAAAACCACCCGCGCCTTGGTTAGTCACAAACACATACATAGGGTTGGCTAAAGAGCCACCCTTTGCACCAAGCGCATCAGTAGCATCACCCACAGGGTTTTTAATATTTTTATAAAGCTGGAATGCCGCATTAATACCCTGTATACCTTTATAAGTGGCATACACAGCAGCTAAGGCAATTGCCCACTGTTTAGTGTTTTGTAAAATGTCGTCAACCTTGTCGGCATCTAAGGCATTAATACCATCGGCAATGGCTTGAATAGGCTCAGATAATTCGGTATCCGCAAAACGGGCAAAGGCATTCGTGAGTGTATTAATCGCTGCACGCGCGGTTTGAGCATTACGGCCTGCATCACTTAATAATTGTGAGCCGTCATCAAGCACCGACATATATTTATCGATAGATTCAACCGCACCTGTGGCTCTAAACTCGGCTGCAAATGCGTTTAAGCCTTGCAAGGCTTTAATATCAAACACTTTGACTAACTCTTCTTGGTCAGCGTTTGACACACGCAAAATATCTTTAATAATATCGGGCACGGCACGAGCAATTTTTTTACCACGAGCGAGTTCTTGCTCATCCCAAATTTGTATACCTGCGCTTTGGAATACGCCAACTTTTTCGGCAGTGATTGTCGAGATTAAACGTTCAAACATTGTGGCCGCTTCTGCGGCACTGGGGGCAGTACGCCGTACAATTTGCAGCATGGTATTCATCTCGCGTATAGCCTTAGGACCAGTACGCCCAGTGGCGGCATAGGCTGCCGAAACACTATTACCCTCGGTCGCTAAGTCGCGCAATTCAAACGCACCTTGCTTACCCAATACGGCAGACTCACTCAATACTTGTAGCATTTGTTGTGGATTTTTGATGCCAAATTTTTCAAAGTAATTAGCAACCAATGCTGCAGAGTCTTGTGCATTGGCACCCGTGGCGCGCATCACTAAGCCAATATTGCGTAAATTATCCAGTGCTACATCAACATCACCCGTACGTGCAGTAATTTCTTTAACACCCGCTAACAAGTCATTACGGTTCACTTTAATATCAGCAGCGCTAGCCACCTCATGCAAACGGTCTTTTATATTCGCTAAGCGTTTATCGGTAATATCCGCATCAACACCTAATTGGGTAAGCTCGGCATCAAAGTCCAACACACTTTTTGCGGCCACCGCAATGGCACCACCAGAGCCTAAAGCCAAATAGCGGTTCCCCATGCGACTGATCGCACCATCAACCTTTGCCGCGCCACGCTGCATTAACGCAAGGTGGCGGCGGCTGCGCGCACTCATACGGCCAAGGCTTTGGCTATACAACTGTGCGCGACGCTCAAGGTTGCCGCGTAAGTTAACGTTTAGGTTGACGTTGGAATCTGACATGCGTCGTAATCGAGTCTCAGTGCAATAAATTCATGGATGGGTAGTGCTAACAAATCGGCGCGAGGGTTAGCGGTCAAGCAAGACAATTGGTTAGCCAGAGGTATCAGCACTCGCGCTTGCTGTTGCAGGCTTCCCCCGCGTGTCGAGTACCTCCAGCATGGCTTTACCGTCTTGAATATCGGCGTGGCGCTGCAAAATTTCTAAATCTGTTTCGCTCAATTTATCGAACTGCTCAATCTCTAGCGGCATCGTTAAATCGCCCAGCTTGGCAATACGTAAGCGCAACGTTTCAAGGGCGAATAATTGTGGGCTACTTAATAATTGCGCATCAAACACCGGCTGATGCTTATCATCAAAACCGGCAGGTACTAAGCTGACTTGGCTCGTATTACTAATAGCGTTTTTTAAATCACCAATACTGCCGGTTTTAATGGCGCACGTTTTGTGGTGCACATCACCGTGGCTAATGCCTTTTTCAAGCTCAAAGGTTTGCATTACAGCTCCTCAGATTGCTGGGCAAACTCAAATTCACAGTCCCACATGCCGTCACTTAATGTAGGTAGCTCAGTACTAAAGGCACGGGTGCAGACATAGGTTTTACCGTTGTCATCGACTACCGTAATGGTGGCGTCAACAATCGCATGTAATGCCTCGGCAGAGACGCCGGGTAAATTCAACACTTTAAGGCTGATTTTTCCGTTTTGGTACTCCTCGGAATAACCCGAAGAACCAAGGTCTGATTTTTCGCCGGTACGTTTTTCACCCGCTAACTGAAAAGAACCACTTTCAGAATGCACACGCCCCATACCCGGCAAATCAAAGAATATTTTTTTAGCTAATCGCATATTGTTCTCCTATTTCACCATTTCGCTGCGGCCATAAATTTGGCGCAAGTTGTCAATCTGATTGGGCTGGTCAACAATCGCTAGGCGGTTTTCTTGTTTCTCCACAATCAGGGTGTTTTTATAGTGCTCGTAGTCCTCGCACCAGCCGCGTTCCTCGACCATGCTTTTATAAAAGGCCAGCAATAAACCGCGTGCCTTTTTGGGTGTCATAATCGGTTGGCCTGCCGGTATTTTGTTGCCATCATCTGCTAATTTATCGCGCGCATAAGGCGCGAATAAAATGCGTTGCTCCCACCGGTAAGCGTCATAAAATTCAGGCGTGTTGACGTACAGCACCGAGTCATCGGCCAATCCCTGCGCATTTTCTTGGTAGTTAGTAATTTGTGACTGGATACGCACCGTTCCATCGTTATCGACGGTGTAGGTGCTAATGCCATCAAAGAGCTGTTGGTTTTGTTCGGCCTTGGTAAAAATCAGCGATTTAAACGGTGCTTCAATGCCCACTAACTCTAACGAGTGTAATTGTCGCGTAGGGTCAATCTGCAAACTGTTCGCTGCGGCAGTAGCATTAGCCGCCGACCACAAATACGCAGGTTGTGGCGCTTGGCCACAACCCATGGTGGTTACGTGGTAATTATTGCGCGTATTACCAAAGCCAAGTAATTCAGCATGGCTACCACGCACGGCGGTAAACGCACGGCAACCAATTTGGCGCATCGAGCTATAACGGTCATTCAGCTCATCATCAAGCACGGCTAAGTTCGCGGCATCGACCCATGGCATCACAATCCAGTTGTACCACTCATCACCCATGGCCGCTAAGGCATCGGCCACATCGGGGTTGCCTGCACCACCGGTTAATTGCGTAATATTAAAGGTAGGTGCAGTAGGCAGTTGCGCGGCTTCTATCTCAAGATCAATATCAATGTCGTTACCGACCACACCTTTATTTTTGGCCGCAATATCAATCGTGCTCGTATCGCCAGTATTAAGCTGTGCACTAATGGGTAAATCGGTTTGTGCATTAATGGCTGCCACAATATTCGCGGCAACCGTGGCGGGCGCATCGCTCGATGCAATACCGGCATTCGCCGTCTTACCGCCCACATTGATGCGCAACAAACCGGCAGTACTGGCCACACCGGCCACATTGATACTACCTGTCGCGGCCAAACCCGCTGGCAAGTCATCCGATGCAATTGCCCACACTTGTACTTGCGGATTGTTTTGAAACACCATATCGAGCATATCGGCGAGCATGGAGCCACGGCCAAAATATTCTTCGGCTTGACTGGCGCGCGAAATCACCACCGGCGTATGCGAGGCAACACTGCCGCTATTTAAACGCTGGCCTAACACCACCAACTTTTTTTGTTGTGTGCCTGTGTTCGCACGGCTAGGGTCAAACTCAAAATAAAAGCCGGGTACGCGTAAGTTGCTAGGGATGGTATTAAAAGTAACAGTCATTTTTTATCTCCTTTCACTTGGCGTTTTTTGCCAGCGGCGGGTGTTTTTATTTTTACAATATCGCCGCTATTCAATGCGCGGCGAGTTTGCGCGTTGTCTGGCCAATAACCGCCATCAGCAGGCAGCTTGGCTCCGGTAACAGGGTGGCGGCATAACAGCTTGTCGCTGGTTGGCTTCACATAAATATCGTTTGCGGTTGTCACTCATTATTCCTCGGTTAAATCAACAGTGGTTTGCGCTAAAATTTGTTCTTCGTTAGGTTCTTGGTGATCGATATCCACACCATCAAAGTCATCTAGCGGTGGCATCTCATCGGGGCACATGGGCAATTGGCAAAACCAATCCAGTATCCATAGCGCTTGCCCGTCTTCATTTATCACGCCCATAAATCGCGGGTCGCATTTAATATTGTAAGGCTGGCTCACTTCATCAAAGCCGAAGTTATTACCCTGCAAATACGCGCTTAAATATTCACACATTAAACGCCCTTGCTTATTGCGTGCCTCGGCATTTTTGGCGTTTTGCGTAATTACGGCCACACCAAAACGAGCCACATAAATATCATCAATCTCGTAAACTAAGCCTTCTTCACTTTGCTTTTTTTCACGCCAGCCCAAGCTCGACACAAAAGCGGCAGGGGCATTAAAGCCACGTTCTTGAAACTCTGCCCAGGTAAAGGCACCAGCGTGTTCTTTAATAGTTTTAAAGCCGAGCGCTTTCTCGGTATTAAATTCGGTTAGGGCATCGACCACGGCGGCCATCACGCGGCCAATCATGCGAATGCCTCTGCAACAAAATCTAAGGCCATATCGCCGATGTCGGCCTCCATGGTGTCGTTCATGCCCAGCGCTGGCCGCGCTTCAATCGTCACCGCTAAATTGCGTCCTGCTTGGCCGCCTTGGTGGTGTATTGCGGCGTATTCTGAATTACTGCCCACATCCACACTGTCGTTAGCGGCCTCGTAGGTGTAGCTATCATATAAATGACGGTGGTCTTGTAGCGTTTTGCCGTTATCGCGACTAGCGCGTTGCGACGGCTGCCATGCCTCGCCATCGGGCGTTTGTTCTTGCTCAAAATTAAGCTGGGTTTCACTTAAAATATATTCGCCGATTTCTGCCATTAATGGCTGCGTATTCACAGCCGCTAAGTTTTTAAACTTTTGCTGTGCCTTGGCGATGTCGCTAAGGTTGTATTCCAGTGCAATACCCATTAATAAGTGCCCCACTCAATAGCGGACTTAGGGCGCGCGGTTAAGCGGCGTGACTCACTACCGCTGGCTTTGCGTGCATCTTCATTCAATAAATGCGCGTGACCTTTTTGCACATCATTGAGCCACTTGCGCCAGTGGTCGCGTTCTTCTATGACACGTTTAGATATATTGGCGCCATCATCGGCCAAGGCGGCGCGGGTGAGTGCTAAGCAACACTCAATCACGGGCGAGCCATCGGCATCTTTTAATGGCAAGCGGTAACGGCCAGAGATTTTGCTATCAATAAAAACCGTTTGTCGCTCAAGAATAGTCTCGGCACGCGCCACGGCTTTGGCTATAGCATCTTGCTCTTGTTGCGAATAGGCCGATAAATTGCCAGAGGCAATAATATCGTTAAGCAAACTCTCGGTGACCAGCGATTCTTCATCGCATAACAATTGCGAGACTTCGGCAATGCCGTAGGCTTCTATCAATTGTTCTAAGGTTGCATAGGCCATAAAGTTTTCTCAACGGTTAAAAGGTTCCCCGGTTTAATTTTGTCAACACGCCAAACACGGGGAAAAGCGCTCTCACTCACACGGGGGTTTATTCTGTGCTACTTGCTACCAGCTTTTACCTTGGTTGTTTTCGCAGCTTTGGCTTTTTCTTCTGCTTCTGCTTTAGCTTGTGCCTCGGCTTCGGCCTTAGCCTTTGCGTCGACCTCTGATTCTTTTGCGTTCATAAGCGCAATCGGTGATGGGCTTAAATTTAATAACGAATCAGCGATACTTTTAGGTAAAGATAACTCACCGCTTTTAATCGTTTTACCCTCATAGCGAATGGGCGAGGTAACAATAACGTCAATTTTTTTATCGTCAGTCATCTTTCAATTACTCCGCTGCGGGGTTGCTAATCAAAAAGCCTGCACCCATGCCGGTTTGGTAAGCTTTACGTTCATGCTTAACGGGGTAAATCCACGAGTCGGTGGTATTGTCCCAATACGGCGTACTAGCGATGGGGTTGCCTTCGTATTGATAGGTGTAACCGTATGACGGCACACGAATACGACGGCCAGAGGCAGGCACATAAGCCAAGATGACAGAACTCCAAACATCTTGTAGCTCACTGTCTTCATCTTCTGTTTCAGAAAAAATAGATTTCGCGACCACAACTTTGTCAACGCCCCAATAGCGCTGTAAAAAATTCATATCAGCAGAATCAGATGAGGTATATTTCACACGGTCACGAATATCATTATTAACATCGAGCTTTTCATAAACGCTAGCGGGCACAATAGCGACATTGGGGTAACGCCCTGTCGATGAACGCACCGCCTCTTTAGCATCTAAAATAATGCTTTTCGTATTGGTGTCAGGGTTTACGAACGAGTCCGTTGGCGACAGTGTGACTTTGTGATTATTATCGTAATTGGTCTCATCTTGCGCCAAGGTGGCTTGCTCATGCTCTAAACCTAAAGCAAGTGAACCCATCACATCTTCAACGGCTTCGGTTCCTAAGTCGACGCTGGGCACCATACTTGAATCGCGCATATGCTCTTCGGGTACTTGGCCTTCTAAAGAATCTTGCTCAAGTGCAATACTCTCGGCAGCAAAGCCAAACATCAATCGTTGCTTCTTGGCACCGGGGGAGCGCTTAGCGTTATAAAGCTGGAACGAAGTCTTATCGAACTTAATCACTTTTGCGCCACTTGAGGGCACATTAATTGTCGGGAACAAATGCTCACCGACTAACTCTTCATTGCTATAGCCATGGGCAACGGTTGATAAGACCGGATCAACTACGCGGGCATCTTTTCTTTTTAATGACATGTTTTTCTCCAATTAATTTGTAAACAACATTACACGCACACGATCACCCTCTAAATCAGCGGCGTCTAACGCTCGACCCACAATGGCACCTGTCGTGCGATCAACCGCTTTGCCATCTGCATTCGATTGAATAAGACCACCGGCAGTAACAACGCCTCCAGCTTCGACAGTGATAACACCCACCGCATCGACGGTGATCATCTCGCCATCATCACCGGGCACAGAACAAACGCCGATAGTATTATCACCATCGCCTGCAAGCCCACCGCTGTAATTAACAAAGTGCATGGTGCTCACTTCACCCACCGCTTTAATAGAAAGCGGTAAAATAGAAATATTTGGCACAGCCATTATTTGTTCTCCATTTCTAATTCAATTGTTTTAGCCGCCTCAGAAAATGAGATACCTTTTTCGGCAGCCAGTGATTTTGCTTTGTGCATCAGTTCTAGCCGGTCTGAATCCGCCTCGTGACCATGAAAATCACTCGGCGTATTTTCATCGTCACTATCGGGCGCTTGGCTTTCATTCTTACCTAACTCAATCTGCTTACCCAAGCCTGCTAAAAATTCATTAAAGAAAACCGCAGGGCTTTTTTGAGTTTTACCGTCGCCTTCGCTAAATTCAATCGTCACCTCGGTGTCAGTCTCAAGATGCGCCATAAATTCAGCGAGCTGTTTATCTTGCACTTGTGCAGGCAATAATTTACCGGCACTGACTAAGCCGTCGATAGTCGATTGGGCTTTAGCTGTCGCGGCAGAAAATGCCATGGCCGTTTTTTCTTTTTCTTGCGTTGCCAATTTCGCTTCGGCAGCAGCAGCTTTGTCATTAGCAGCATCAAGCTGTGCCTGCATGTCGGCTCGCGCTTGTTCGCTAAAGTGTTTAGGGTCGGTCACGATAGTGTCCTCATGGTTAGTTTGGTCGGGTTCTGTAAAGTGATGTTTTTTTTCAGTAGATTCGATTGAGCGCGCCGTCTCTGCTATGGAGTCAATCTCAAAGGCAGGGATTATTTTGTCGGCTTCTTCTATAGAGGTTTTGGCAATAAGGTTCTCGCGCCACTTTCTTACGATACCGGCGATGCGTCTAAAACCGTAGGAGACATCAAAGCGCTCATCGTCACTCATTGAAAAATTAAAGGTCAGTGCTTCGGACTCTTCATTAAAGCCAATTTTGGCAAGCGTCTTAACAGCGGGTTTTTTGGCACCCAAAAAGCCGATGTGGTTAATTTTGTACCCATTGTCGGTTTTAACGAGTGATGCAGAACGGTTAGGGAAAAAGCCTTGCTCAACACTATCGCTAAACTCTTGTGCGAACTGGTGCGCCTTGGCGAATATTTTTAAACCTTCACGCTTGTAATCTTTTGCCCAGCCGTAAGCAGGGTCATTGGTTTTAGGGTGGCCATACACTAGCGGTGATTCTTCACCGTTGCTGTTTGCCACCACTTTATCGAGATCAGCTTCGGACAAATTAACTACCGTGCCATCATTCGATTTTTGCTCGCCACCCTCAAAAATCTCGAACCAATGGGCGAGACCTTTTTGTGTGGCTGGCGTTTGTGTTTGGGGGTTTTGTGTTGTCATGGGTGCATAATGCAATAAACCATGGCGGGGCATTAACGCGACGAATGTCGTAGTAAGGGAGTGTTAAAGCGTTATTCAGTGTAAGCGTTTTTACACAAAAAAGATAATCGCCCAGAATGGCCTTCTAAGCGATTTTAAAGGCAGGGCATACAATGGCAGCAAAAAGCCGCGAACGCAGTTTTTAACAACTTTTATCAGGTTTTTAACAGGGGTTCGGGGAGATAGCGCGGGTGCAATTTTATTTTTGATAGCAATGGCAGCATCCGTGCTGTTTTTTGTGATTTTTGACTAAAAATAAACGCAAGTGTTTAAAAATTAAAAAAATCAATCTTTATTTAGACTGGTACTCAATCTGGTTATCCTTATCCACCCAGATATATTTTTTCCCTTCGTCGGTATTTGCTTTATGGCGTTTTAGATGGCCTTTCATGGCATCGACAAACACATAATTCAAAATCATATCAGGCTTAACTCTAAAAACCTCCTCTTTAAAAAATTCGCCGTCAAGATATGCATACTCCGTGACGTATTTATAAGGCTTCTCGATTTTGTAAATATAAGTCTCAAAATCACTTTCAGCAACACCAACCATATAGGTATTATCTTTTTTCCCAAGGTAATAGAACAACATGACATCACCTTCGGTAGTTTCATAGCCATATCGCCCTTTACTAACCAGATCATACAACGGGTCTTCTTTCTCCTCGGAATAAACTGGCGCTCCTAGCAATACTAAAATTATAAAAACAAACGCTTTCATCCATCTTCTCCATTTTTTAATTTAAGCGGCTGCCCAGAAATCACATAGGCTGCCTTGACAAAGTCTAAGACCTGTTGTTTTTTGGCTTGATTACTATATGCATATTCAAGCAAAAGCTGTATCTGGTCATACGAGAAAGATAATTTTAACTCTTTCTGTATATCTACAACAACAATTAAAGCATCATTCGGCGTTTCGTAAATCCTAACCCTTTCACCCTTGCTGTCTAACCTTCCACCTGTTTGCAGATAAAAAGTATCTATCCCAATCTCCTCCATTTCTATCACCAGCTCAATCTCAGGACTTCTAATACCTCTCTCATAACGCCCTAGCGTTGTTTTTGTTACACCCAAACGATCCGACAATTGCTGTTGAGTCATACCCAGTGAGAGCCGTTCTTTTTTCAATCTCTCCCCAAATTCTCTTATTTTCCCATTTCTGCCCATAATTAATCCAATAAATAATAACAATAACCAACTATTCTTATTGACAAGAATAAATTTGTTCCATAAAGTGACCATATGGTTTCAACTGCAATGACTTACTTATGAATAATACCAGCAAAATATGGGCAGAGATACTCCTTAAAGGAGATCCAGACCCGCAAGACAGGCTTTACATCCTTCACTTGAGCGGGGGGCACTCTCCTAGGTCAATAGCCAATGATATTAATGTTTCTAGACAAAACGTCTCGCAAGTTATTCATGGCACACATTCATCCTTGCCGGTGGCCGAACATATTTCATTTGTGACAGGGCTATCAATAAAGAGCTTATTTGGAACACGTTACGACCATCTAATAGAGAGGCGGGAGCGCAAAAGAACAAACGAAGCGGCATAAATCCAAATCCCCGAACGTTCCGGGGTTTCGTAGCAGAAGATAAAACATGCGCAGGAAGACACAAGCAAACACCAACAACAGAGGCAATACTCAAATGACAAAGAGATACGAAACAGACCTTTCTAAAATAATTGACCCAGGCTTGGACCGCCAAAAACTTAAAATTATTGGCTCTATCCTAGAGCGGCAAAGAAAGCAAATTGGATTAAGCAAGGAATTCGTGGCGCGCTCACTCGGCGTGCACAAAAAGACTTACCACAAAATTGAAATGGGGACAAAGGAATTACTACTTAGCCAACTATTCGAACTTCATCGACTGGGTTTTGACATTAAGAACTTAATGGGATGGGCGGATACTGATGATCGGTATGGAGACGTCACTAGTACAATTGAGCTTTCCGCATTATCAATAGGTAATTACCAGAGACTAGCAAAAGAGACAACAGCAATAGTCACTACAACAATAGAGAGGCTTAATATCTCACCCTGCAATTACAAATTTTTATTACAACAACTTTTTATCTTTTCAAACAAGTTAGGAGCTAAATAATGAGTGCTAGAAAAATGACAAAAAAAACCACCAAAGATGAGAGCGAGGTTATAGAAGGCGTCATTGTTAATAATGATAAAGTGACAAAAGATCCAGAAATTAACCAAGATAAGTTCTACAAGCTTTTATCAGACTTTGATATTGATATAAATGCTACTCCAGAAAAGCAACTTAAAGCCGCAGTAGCAGATTCTAATGATTTGACTTACCTAGCCTTTCGCGCTGGCTTAAGATTGATTCATACAAAACAACAATGTGCACATGGAGAATTTGAGAAGCTTTTAGAAAAAGCTAATTACACAACTCAAAAGGCCAGTGAGTTAATGGCTATGGGAAGAATGATAACCTCAGCGACTCCAAAAGAAATTAATCAAATTATTAAATTACCGAAAACAAAATTAGCTGGCTTTGCACGATTAGAGTACTCGACTTTAAGTGAAACTTTAGCTGATGAAAGAGCATTCTCAGAACTATCGGACATGTCAGTTAGAGACTTCAACAAGAGGATTAAAAATCTATCCACTGAATTAGATACTCGCAATAAAAAAATACAACAGCTTAGCGATCAACTACAAAGTAAGAAAATCATAGATAAAGATCAACCGGATTACTTTGATATGATTCGCCAAGAATCTAACGCAGCGGCGACAAAAATCACGCTAAGTTGTGACGACTTGCAAGGCTTGACCGATGAGTTAGAGAAGGCCATTCAAACCGGCGACCCCGAACTTGCAAAGTTCAATGCGCTGGCCGCTGCATCCTTATTCACCCAGAGCCGCGCGGCAGCAGCGCACGCCCTTCGCGTTTTTCGCACTATCGAAACCCAATTCGAGCACATCGTAAATCTCGACGACGGCCTACCCGCCGACGCTGTTTTTACTGATGCCGAAATTGATCAAGCCATAGTGACCCGCAGCGACTTAACAGTCGATCACAAGCAGGCACAAATTATCCGCGAGCATGAACGGCTGGCTAAAAAGCCTCGCAAACGCGGCGGTCAAAAAAAGCCTAAAAGCCTATAAACCATTAAGCCATCACTAAGCGCCTGTTAAACCATGAATACAATAACACCCATCAGCAAAACCACTGCCGCCATTATTGAGCACGATAAGCAATTGGTGGTCGAGAACCCATGGTACGCCGCGAGCGATTCTGCACGCGAGACAGCCATGCTGCGCGAGCAATTTTTAGCGCCGCTGGTTTCACTGGTCAACACAGGCGTTTCTGACCGCCCTGCAATACGCAACGTATTGCAAAACATCGCCAGCGGTAATTATGCCGCCAGCTATATAGAGACGGCTTACAAGCTAGGGCGGGGCGGCAAGCTGCCCAGCCGCCCTGCCATTAGCAACTGGTTAAAAGCCTACCGGCAAGCAGGCCGCAATGGCTTGCTCACCAAACAAACGGGGCGTGTACGTAAAGATTATGGCTGGGAGCACCTTGCTATACAGCTCTATAACATCCCCAGCCAACCCGCTTATTCAACCGTTGCCTTAAAGCTGCGCGAAGAGTACGGCGAGGCAAGTGCTACTGACTCAGCAGTACGTCGCTATTTAAAATCACTGCCTAGCACTCTTAACATTTCTAGCCCGCAACGTTTGGGTAAAAAATACCACAAGCTTAACCGTGGTAAATACATCGAGCGCACCACCGAGTCTTTACTTGTCGGTGAAATTTACGAGGGTGACGGGCATGCCGTCGATTGCTATATCGCTCACCCCAACACCGGCCTGCCATGGCGGCCAGAACTTACCGTCTGGATCGACATTAAAAGCAAGCTGATTGTGGGCTGGTATATGAGCGAGGCCGAGAGCGCCCACTCGACGTTGTTTGCACTCAGCCACGCCATGCTCACCCACGACCATGTACCGGCATGGATACACATCGATAACGGCGCGGGTTTTAAAGCCAAAATTCTCAATGATGAGAGCGTCGGGTTTTATAAAAACTTTAACATCAATACCACCTTTGCCATTCCTGGCAACTCAAAAGGCAAGGGCTTGGTCGAGGGTTGGTTTAGACCGTTCCGTGATCGGCACGATAAATTTTTTAACGGCGGCCAAGACTATTGCGGCCACGATATGGCCGAAGAGGCTAACCGCCAGATCACTATCGAAATCAAAAAAGGCAAGCGTAAATTACGCTCGTTAGCTGAGTACACCGAATCAGTTGCACGCTATATCGCGCTTTACAACCAGCGCTCACAAAAATCATTAGACGGCAAAAGCCCCGCCGACTGCTGGGCAGAGCTTAAACCGATTGCCGTTGGGATTCCCGCACAGGCGGTGATGCGCCCCAGCGAGCAACGTACCGCACGCCGCTGCGCTGTCACACTGCATAAGCGCCGCTACGAACACAATGATTTAGCGCTCTATGACCGTAAAACTGTCGAGGTGCAATACGACCTACACGACGATAGCAAAGTGTGGATTTACGACGATAAAAAACGCCTAATTTGCATCGCACTACTGAAAAGAAAAACCGCATGGATGCCCGATTCACGACTCGAAGAAGGTCGCAAAAAACGTGAGGAAGGTCGGGTTAAACGCTTACAAAGAAAAATTGACTTGGTCGAAAAAGAAGAGCGCGACAGTATTGATGCAGCAGCACAACTTGAGCACATAGAAGCCATCACACAAGACGATTTTATTATTGAGCACGACCCAAGCAGTGATGATATTTACAACGACATTGCACTGCTCGACGATCTAGACGACGAATAATTTTACTAACCACGGGGTAGACCATGAAAAAACAAACAACCATAGAGCATCCAAAAACGTATAGCGATGGCTACGACGCCGACGCCATTGCAATGTTGCATACCATTGTCGACTGGTTAAACGCTAACGATAAAAATATTACTTGGCTAACAAAGTTGGATGGCTCCAAAGATGGCCGCGCCCGCTACTCGCAATTACTGACCGGCAAATACCCCAGCAAAGTCAAAATGCACTTGGGTAAAATTTTAAACCAAATTAAACATTACGAAGATCGCGCCAGCGCTACAGAGACGCCATTCTTCCCTGAGGCTACTGTCGCCAAGCTAACCACACACGCATGTCGCTTAGCGCGTAAGCGAAAAATGTTTGCCCTAGTCGTCGCCGATGTGGGCACAGGTAAAACACGCTCATTACGTGAATACACCAAAAGCAACGCAGATACTATTTACATAGATGCCATACCCATGATGTCAAGCAGTGGTTTTTTAGAAAAAGTTATGGAGGCGCGCAATATTGTTTTGCCCAAGGGGTTCTCATCACGTGAGAAAAAATTCAGCGCTTGCGTCGATCATCTTAGCGGTACTAACGCGCTAATTATTCTTGACGAGGCCGAAACCGTTAGCGAAAAGACTTTGCACATGATTCGCCGATTGCGCGATCACGCAGAGATTGGTGTAGTGCTAGCGGGAACTTTAGAGTTGGATTCGTTAATACAAATCAAGCACGGGCAATTCGACCAGATTCGTTCGCGCGTGACCTATGCCACCAAAATCATCAAACAAATTACTGACCGCGACGCACAAAGCATTTTGCAGCTCGCCTTTGATGACCAAGAAATCAATGACGAAACCTATAACGCAATACGCTATTACAGTAAAGGCTCGGTGCGCATGTTGGTCGATCATATTATCCCTAATATTCGTGAGTTTGGTGTAGGCAAAAGCGGCCAAAAAATCGACCCTACGATGGTTCACGATATTTGTAAAAAGATGTTAAACGTAGCGTAAAGGTGTGTATATGGAACCTGTAAAAATAGCAAATAAAGTAAGCCAAAAAATAATGTATTTTGAGACAGCCAGTGGTCACAAAATCGATTTAAGCAACCCAAAAACTAGTGATATCGAGTTTGACGACATTGCACTTGCGCTCTCACGCATTGTGCGCTTTAGCGGCCAAACACGTGCCGCCCAGCAAGGCTACAGCGTGGCAGCTCATAGCGTATGGATCTCGGTGTATTTAGAGCAACGTTACAGTGATTGTGCCCTCGCACTTTATGGGCTTTTACACGACGCTCACGAGGCATATACAGGCGATATTTCGCTGCCGTTAAAAAGCGTCGCTGGTATGCAGGCAGTCTTAGCACCGATTGAAAAGAGGCTCCAAAAAGCGATACACCAAAAATTAAAACTCTTACAGCCCACGCAAAAGTTTTACCGCTGCATTAAACACGCAGATCAACAAGCCCTGCGCATAGAAGCATTTTACCTAAAAGAAAGTTCGGGGCTGGATTGGGATTTACCCGCAGGTGATTTTATCGCCTCTAAAATTCAGTTCCACCCCTGTTTAGAACCGCTAGACGCACAAGAATTATTTATACGCCGCTACTATTATTTGGTAGAGCGGCTTCAAGCAAAAACACACTGAGGTCTATATGAGTAACTATCCAGAATCAATGTTATTGCGTAATCACTACCTAGAAAAAGAAAATTTAAGTCTTCGTGAAATCATTCACACAATGCTAGATGAAAGAATTGATTTAAAAATCGATATAAAAAAAGCGCATGAATGGATGCAAAAAGATACCGATGAAGGGCGCGTGTGGTTTTGGCAAGGCGATGGTTATGATTTAACGCGCAGCATGGTGAATGACTTGCCGGTACTGATCAGGGCTGACCAACTCAGAAAGCTATTAAAAGACGGCGAAATAATCGCAGACGAACTTAAAGAGGAAGGCACTAATGACTAAAAAAACAAACTGGAAATCCACGGCAAAAAATTTGGCAGCAAAAGGCTTACCGTTACTCGGCGCAGCTATTGGCGGAGCACCGGCTATTGCTATCACAACAATGCTCAGCAAAGCACTGGGCACTAATGACCCAGACGAACTTCAAGCTCAGATAGAAAACCTACAAAAAGGTGATGAGTCATACATAAAGTTAAAGCAACTCGAAAATGATCATGAAGTGGAGCTGCTAAATTTATCGCTCGCGATTGAAAGGCTTGCGGCCACTGATCGTCAATCGGCACGTGAGCGTGAAGTGTCCATCACCAAAAGTATCGGCACCCGCGACTGGAATCTGTACGTACTAGCTTGGATTGTTGTTATTGGGTTTATCGGTATTATTATTTTATTTATTTTTAAGCCCGACGCCTTCGCAAGTAATGCCGCTGCCATGATGTTACTCGGCTCATTATCAACCGGTTTTGGCACAGTGTTAGCGTACTTTTTTGGTTCATCTAAAGGCAGCTCGGATAAAAACAAAACCATCGAAAAGGCAATGACTTATGCAAAGCCCTAAACCTAAACACGCAACCCAAGATGATCGTATTCGACTTTATCGCTTGCTAGCCATGGGCAATACCTTCTTGCAAAAAAATCGCCCCAGCTTTACTGAGGATGACTATCGAGAAATCCTAATGCAATGCGGTGCGAGTGAACACGGCAACCGTATTAGTGCAAAAACCATGAGCAATGATGAGCTGCAAAAAGCCCTAGACAGACTCAAAAAACTGGGCTGGACACCGCGCAAACCTAAAGCCGTTATTAACAACAAAAACAATGCCGCACTTAAAAATCATTGGCGGCAAAAACGTATCGGTAAGTTGTTTGCGCTGTGGTCACAAATGGCGACGCAGGGGCGCGTTAAAAACGGCTCTTACGAAGCTATGGAGAAGTGGTGCAAAGGCTCCACGCACGGCCTTAACAGCCTTGAGTGGGCAACCTCTGCGCAGCTTAATCAATGCATCGAAATGTTAAAAAAATTCAGCTCACGCTAATAGAGATAGTAAAACGATATGGCAACTATCAACATAGACTCATCACTAATCAACATCTCAATGTTGCCCGAAAACCTGCAAGCATTGATTGATGTAGTAGGTATATCGAGTGCACTTAAATTCGTTGAGTGTTACGGGGGGCTAGTGATCACTATACCCGTTAAGCCGGTGGTCGGGCATAAATATGAATCAGCATTAGGCAGAGAAAACTTTATCGCTTTTTGCAAAATGTTTGGTGGTGATACAGCATTCTATGTGCCCAAGGTTGACAAAATCATATCGCAAATGAAACAGCACATGGCTCAAGAAATGAGCAAGCAAAATATGAGCGCAAAAGAAATTGCTCTGCAATTAGATATATCGCAACGCCATGCCCAGCGCATTAAAGGCGACTGTAATCGTTATGACCTATTCGGAGACGGGATATGAACATTATGTTACTTAGATTAATGATTATTGTACTAGCGTTGCCGCTTTCTCTGATCATTGTAAGCGCATTATTACTGGCATTAATAGCGGCTATTTTCATACGATTTATTTTTCAATCCGTGGCTGACCGCAGGACAAGATGATGAATAACAAACCCTATTCTGGCTTAACAACCGCTGCGCTTCTGTCTCATTATAATAATTGTTGTATTTTAATGAAGGAGCACGAAAAATCTATTGACATTGACGCTGAATACAATCTGATTCAACAAAAGAGAAGTAAGCTTTCTGCCAATATGCGCCGCTGTGTGGTTAGAGCTTATGAATACAATCACAAAGAAAAAATCCTTGCCAAGCGATACTTAATTCAATCGGGAACATATAAACAGGCCGAACATTATGCCAAAAATAATGCTCTGTATCCTAATGAATGGTCTTATCTTAATAGACCAGAACAGGCCAGAGGGTTAAGAGGCAGTGGGATTGAAGTCGTTAAAACTGGCACCTATTGGCAAAACGAATTTACGGCAGAGATAGATGATGTTGTGCACAGCCAAGAGCTTGATTACGCATAATCCTTGGCTTTAATTGGAGATAAAAAAATGACTAATGAATTTAACACTGGAGCTAGGGTTAGCTGGACTGAAACGGTCATGCGTGTTTCAAAAAAGGGAACACGAGTAAAAGCTAGCAGCCGCACAGGAAAGGTAATTTCAATTGATGGAGATGTTTGCATTGTCAGATATAGAGGCAAGGAATTAAAAATACACAAAGACAATTTACGTCTTGATGGGCAGAAGAGCGAGCTGACAGAAATGGTCGAGAACATGGCCAAATAACCCCTGATGAGATAACCGGAGAGCCGCACAGCGGCGATTCCGATTGAGCGAGTTGTTATGACTTTTAACTTTAACTGAAGAGAGATTTAAAAATGGCTGAATTAAAAATTAAAGTACCAAACGTGGCGCACATTGTTATAACAGGGCCGACCCAGTGCGGTAAAAGCATTGTGATGGACAGGATAGAAAAAGCACTTAAATCTGAATTTGGTGCCAATGTAGTTAGTGAGGATTTGCGCGTTGAGCGCAATGGAAATGATTACGATCAATTAGATGGTTGGCAGAAGAAAATGGTTGCCAAAACCACTTGGGTAATGAGCGAGTCATAACCTATTAATTTGTGGCGGCTGTAGATGCCACAGAAAACAAACGGATGGTTAGCCGTCCACAAGATTACGTTGTTATACGTTTTAGGAGAAAAATCATGGCTGCAATAGTTGTGCATTACGCGAATGAAGATTTAATGGACTTAAGAATTTTAAAAGATAAAGGCGGCTGTAATCTTATATTTGACGACAGGTTTCATGCAGAAGAATGGGTAATGGAAAACGATAACGATGTTGACAACTACTACAGAGTAGTTGATGACGTATAACACTGCGTTATACAGGACGCATTCCTTCATAACGGTGAAATCGGGAAAAAAATAGTAGACATTGCGATTATGAACGAACTCATCACCATCCAAAAAGGCAAGCGAAAATACCAATACACACAGTTCCAGTACGACTGCGCTGTGCAAATGTACTTGCGCATTAAGGCAGTAGTGCCTTACACGCAAGAGCCAAACTACGCTGATTGGGCAAATACGCTACGCATGATGGTCGATAAAGATGGTTATGCCATTGGCGATATTGGTAATGCTTTCCGGTGGGCTAATCAGGATGCTTTTTGGCAACTGAACATTTTATCACCTAAATCACTGCGCAAAAACTTCCCTAAAATACATGCACAAATGGTAAAAAGCTATGGCAATGAAGCAGGTCAACGCACTACTACCCAACGCAAGCAAGCGATCAAAGACGCCACCTTTGGCGACAAGCGCAACGACTGGACAGACATCGTCCGATAATGTTGACTCTGAGCTAGTCAATATTTTTTATGCACGCTTACGCAGTATTTACGATACAGAATATGATCGAGTGTTTTTTGATGCCGATTCTGTTAATCAATCGAAAGCAGAATGGTCGCGTTCAATATCGGTGTATTCAGAACAAGAGATCATGGATGGCTTGAATACACTACGCGATAAGATGACGCAGCCAAACAGCCCTTATACTTTTTTACATGTGCATAAAATTATCGGGCTATTCCGTGAGGCACGGCACCATGATTTGCCAACGCAAGAAGAGGCGTATATCGCCGCGTGTAACAAAGACTGGATTCACCCCGTGGTTTACCATACCGCACAGGCCGTTGGCGTTTACGAGCTACTGACAAGGCTAGAAAAGCATACCCGCCCTATGTTTAACAAGCATTACCCTCGCATCTGCGAGATGTACTACATAGGTGATCTTAATCATCGAAAAGAACGAGACCTTAAACTACCTCAAAAGCCTCCATCAAAATCGCAAATTATCAATAATAAAAAGCAAGGTGATGCAACATTTAAAACCCTGCTGGCGGGGCTTTAATCCACTGGCTCAAGAGAGTTTTTTAAGCCTGTTTTTAGAGCGTGTATTTTGTCAATCAATTCTTGTAGTAAGTATTCCCGCGCATTATTCGCCCGCTCAATGTCACTGAGTTTTTTTACATCTATCGCCGCTAGCAGGCTCATAACATCGATAATATGATCAAGCTCATCACAAGAATTTGCTACTGATGTTTTTTTTTGTATATTGATATTATACGCTGCAAGGTATTTTTTAATGGTGGGTTCAGTTTGGCAAGCGGTCATTGTCGTCCCTTCAATTGTGTGTATTTATGTTACCGTTAACTCTAAGTGAGGTTATTCTGTCGCGCAATAGTTGATTCCACTTTTCGATATATCTTTTATTTATAGTTGCAACACCATTTTGATTATTTGCATTTTATTTTCAGATAAGGTGCACTGAGTGCATTTAACGTCTAAAGTTAATCTAAGTCTTTTGATAGAGGTTAGATATGTATACTTTTGGTGCTCGTGTGCAAAAATTGCGCGTCAACTTAGGTTTAACCCAACACCAACTCGTTGATGCGATTAATACATTCGATGATGAGCATAAAAACATAGCATGTCATATTACGAAGCATCGCTTGGGCAGAATCGAACGTGACGAGCTGGAGCCAATGTATTCTGAAATTTGTGTTTTGTCTTATGTATTAAATATCAGCATGGATTGCTTAATGCTTAACAACTGCTCATCAGCGCCAACGAGCCTTGAGCTAGAACAACTTATTGAGGGTATGAGTGATTACCAGCGCAGGTCGTTTATACGCTTTATCGAACTCAATGCGCAGTTTGTTGTTAATGAGCTAGATTGCCGCTAATTTGCCAATGGGATTTTTTTACTTTACCCTAATGCCTCTATTCTGATCTTTCCCCTCCGCGACACATGTCGTATTAATATCAACGCTAGTGTTGCTTTAGACTCGCCCTATGAGTCAGACAATACGCAGCCCAAAATTTATATTCGATAAAGTTGTTGAACACACGCTTGAGTTAGAAGGCGGGTATGTTAACGACCCTTTAGACCGTGGCGGCGAGACAAAATACGGCATCTCAAAACGCCAATACCCTCACATTGATATCAAAAACCTAAGCCATAAAGACGCTATTGATATCTACTATCAAGACTACTGGCTCGCATACCAATGCCAAAAGCTCAAGCCCCACGCTGCGGCTTTATTGTTTGATGCGGTTGTTAACCACTCCCCTCGTGACGCGATAAAAAAAATTCAACGTGCTTGCAGCGCAACACCCGACGGGATTATTGGCAGGCAAACGTTAAGCTTCGCCAATAAATTTAATGCAACGCAACTCATCGAATCTATGCTGGCTAATCGCGCTAGCTTTTATGCAGAAATCTGCATACGCAACCCCACACAAAAAAAATTCTTGCTTGGCTGGCAGCGTCGTTTGTTCAGCTTACAGCAATTCATTTTCAACAACCTACTAGCGAGAACGCGATGACAGACTTAAATAAACCCCATGTTGTTTACGATGCTAAAACTGATAATGAACACGAGCAGGTAATGCCCGTGGCAACATTACGGATAGTTAAACAGGGCTACGAGTTACAGCAAGAAATCGATGAAGCCACGAAAAGACTAAAAAAAGTTAAAGAAAAATTAAAAACTGACTTTGGTGCCGGTCAAATTTTAGTGGTGCCTGGCTTAACTCGTGTGCCCATTTCAAAAGTAGTCACGGTGGCAATTGGTGATGACGATAAATTGTTAGCGATGACCGAAGACGATGACAACCAATACTGCACAATGGAGATAAAGCATAAGCCCACCCAAGTTTATAAAGACATGGTGCTTAATCCTGAAGGTGAATACGAAGAGTTGATTGCAGGTACGGCAAAAATTACCGAACGTACTGATATTAAATTCTTGGCTGGCAAGTAAGGAGCGCGCTGTGAGTGATTTTAACGAAACTGTACTGATTAAGCTCGGAGAGGTGATCGGGCAGTTAGAGGCGACTCAAAAACAAATATTAGCGAGTGAACGTGCTACCCGCGATCAAATTACTCACGTTTTAGAATCAACAAACAAGCGGATTGATGACTCTACCAAAGCAACAGATCAACGCTTTGATTCTATTGAACGCTTACTTGAAGAAAAACATGATTCACACGACAAACGCATAAGTGTACTTGAGCAAAAGCCCAGCCCTAAACTCGATAAAAAACAAATGGCGCAAACCTCCTCTATATCGGGCGGCACGGCAGGCGTTGTCGTTATTTTGGCTGAAATATTAAAAACGGTATTGAAGTAACCCTGTGGCCTACTCAGAAGAAACTAAAAATAAAGTTCGCGCAAACTTCATTAAGGGAATGACGATGAAGGTGGCCGCCGCCATGATGGAGGTGCCCTACGAAACCGCCCGTGGCTGGAAACGTAAAGCCGCCATAGACGGCGATGACTGGGATCGTTCTCGCGATGCCAACCGCTTAACCAAGGGCGGGGTTAAAGATTTAACGGCCAATATTCTCGAACAGCTATCGACAACGTTTGTCGCCACGATTGAAGAACTCAACAGCGCAAAAAAAATATCACCGCTGGATAAAGCACAAGCGATTGCAGGGCTGGCAGACGCACTGCAAAAAACCGTTAAAGCGGTGGGTGATAGCAACCCTAAGCTAAATAAGCTATCGGTTGCTATGGATGTATTGCAGCGTTTAAGCGAATACCTGCGTGAGCATCACCCAGAACTATTCAAGCCATTCACACAGGTGCTCGCTGCCTTTGGTAAGGAGATCGCTGTTGCTTACCGAAAATAAAATACTCACAGAAAAAAGCTTTCTCGATGGCTTACTGGCTTTTGCAGATGAACAGCGCCAGCTTATCGAAGCTGAGTGTTCGGGCTTTGCCACGGGTAAAGCCGAGTCTGAAAAAAGGGTTGAACAAGCACAAAACGATTACCAGTTTTTTGTGAATACTTACTTCCCCCATTATATTAAGGGCGATCCTTCTGAGTTTCACGAATATATTTTTAATGAGATTCCGCAAAAGGTCGGTGCTACTGCCGGTTGTAAAGAACCTATAGCCGCGCCTCGGGGTGAGGCTAAATCTACACTCGTCACACAATTGTTTAGCCTTTGGTGCATCGTCACTAATCGCAAGCATTTTATTGGCATTATTATGGATGCCATCGACCAAAGTTCGCAAATGCTAGAAGCCATAAAAGTTGAGCTGGAATCGAACCCGCGCTTGATTATGGATTTCCCTGAGGCTACAGGTGGTGGGCGTGTGTGGAATGTACAAGAGATCATTACCGCGAATCACATCAAAGTTAAAATTGCAGGCTCCGGTAAAAAGTTACGGGGCTGGCGTTTTGGCCAGTACCGGCCTGATTTAATTATTCTTGATGATATCGAGAATGATGAAAACGTGCGCAAGCCAGAGCAACGTCAAAAACTACAGGATTGGATCAATAAAGCGGTGCTAAAATTGGGTGCGCCAGACGGCTCTATGGATGTAATTTACATCGGCACCATTTTACATTACGACTCTGTACTCGCGCGTATTATGCGCAGCCCAACATGGAACGGTAAAAAGTTCGCTGCTATTAAACAGTGGCCAGACAATATGGACTTGTGGGAAAAGTGGGAGGAGATTTTCACAAACCAAGGCCGAGACGCAGCGGATAAATTTTACAACCGTAACGAGGCAGCCATGCTCGCCGGTGCTGTAGTGTCGTGGCCCAGTATGCGCCCACTAAAATTGCTGATGGAGATGCGCGCCGATGATCATCACGCATTCGATTGCGAAATGCAAAACGACCCAACGAACAGCGAGAATGCCCTGTTCGATACCATTACATTTTGGGTGCAGCACATTGACCGCTGGCAGTTTTTTGGAGCCTGCGACCCGTCTTTAGGTAAAGCTAATAAAGCCCGTGACCCTTCGGCTATTTTAGTGGGTGGCTATGATCGCTCTACCGGTTTTTTAGATACGGTAGAGGCATCTATTCGCCGCCGTAAGCCCGACAAAATTATCAGCGACATTATCGAGTTCCAAAAAGAATATAAGTGCATGGCTTGGGGTATCGAGACGGTACAGTTCCAAGAGTTTTTGTATACTGAACTCGTTAAACGCTCTGCAAAAGCGGGTATCCCTGTACCTGCGGTACCCATTACACAAAGCACCGATAAGGTCATGCGTATTGAGAGCTTGCAACCCCATGTGAGTAACGGCTTGATTCGGCTCCATAAAAAACATACCACACTGTTTGAACAGTTGCGTCACTTCCCCGAAGCGGATCACGACGATGGCCCTGATGCCTTAGAAATGCTTTGGAATCTTGCGTTAGCACGCGCACAAGGTTTGCGTAATTTTGCGAAGCCCTCACGCCCACGCCGTTCACGACTCAAACATTACGGAGCTTTACAATGAAGCCTAACGATTTAAAACGCATGGCTCGCCGTATTGCATCGACACGCCAAGCCAGCCGTCAATCTGACCCACAATTTTATGGCGCATTGAATGTGCTGCCCGACCCAGACCCGATCTTACGAGCCATGGGGCGAGCAGATGAAACGTTTAATGCAATCATGTCTGATGCCCATGTTATTGGTGAGGTTAAAACCATTAGAGCCGGTTTTTTAGCGTACAAACGCCGTGTCGCATTGCAAGATGGTGAGTGGCCAGATAACAGCCCAGAGCGCAAAGCACAGCAGCTCTGCGCCGATCTTTTTAAGCGTAAGCCTAACGATATTATGACGTGGGATGACCTTATTTGGTCGATGGCAACCGCAGTACTGTATGGCCGCCGTGCGCACGAATTAGTGTGGGATGTTAAAAGTAGCCAGCTAATGCCTAGCAGTATTTTTGATGTGCCCAACCGACGCTTTGTGTTTGACACCGACTCTAAACCACGACTGTTAACCAAAGATAATAATCACGAAGGTGAACCCGTCGAGCCTTATAAATACGTGTTTACTCGGCACATGCCGAGCCACGATAACCCGTATGGGCGCGCTGTACTCAGCAGTTGTTTTTGGCCGTACACGTTTAAGCACGGTGGCTTTAAGTTCTTTTATGAATTTTGTGAGCGTTTTGGTTTGCCTTTTGCGGTAGGAAAATATCCACAGGGCACACCGATTGAAGATCAACAAGTATTAGTTGACGCCCTTGTGAATATGATCGATGAAGGGGTAGCGGGTATCCCCATGGGTGATGAGGTTGATTTACTGGAGGCAAAAACAAGTGGTGGCTTGCCGCAAGAAGCCTTGATCGCATTGTGCAATAAAGAAATCAGCAAAGCACTCACTAGCCAAACCTTGGCCACTGATATTGATGGCACGGGTAGCCGCGCAGCATCGGAGACACACAAAGAGCGCTCGGATGATGTTAACGAAGCTGATCGCAATATGGTGGTGGCCACTGTCAATGAAATATTTTTATTGATCACGCGCTACAACTTTGGTGAGGGCGTCACGCCGCCGGTGCTGGAATTTCATAAGGATAAAAAACCCACCAAAGATCGCGCCGATATTTATGAGATTGCATCAAGAATTGGCAAGCCCTCGGCCAAGGCATTTCATGATGAAATGAATATCCCCATGGCAGAAAGCGACGACGATTTATTACGTGCTGCCGAAACTACACAAACACCAATCGATCAGGCCAACTTCTCAGAGAGTAGCTGCCCAAAGTGCAATGATCGTATTGAATTTAATAGCGGTGAGTCACTGAGTGAAACCGCCGCTAATGCCGCTGACAATACCATTGAATCGGCAATGATCGAGCCGGTTAAACGGATGCTTGATGAGTATGAAAATCAAGGCAAAAACCTTAAAGAATTTATGGAGGATCTACCGACGCTGTTCACAGATATGGATTTTACAACACTCGAACAGGTCACACAGCAAGTGTTGCAATTTGCCTTCGCCGAAGGCTTAACCGGAGAGGTGTAATGAAAGAATATTTTGACAATTTGTGGATCGCTGTTTTTCATCTGCTTTCTGCTTTATATGATTTACTTGATAAGGGTTTATTCCCTGTACTAGTGGCTATTGATCTGCTGGGCAACGCCATTGCCGCAGGCAACCCTCGTACAACCATTAGCGCACGGGTAGGCTATTTATCGTTTGGTGAGCGTTCGGGTTATTGGTATTGGGTGAAGTGCATTATTAATATTTCGTTCCGTTATTTTGATGGTAAGCATCATTGCGAGCGCGCATATCAAGATGCTAAGCAACGGCTACTACCCATTAATAAAGGCGCGCATTGGGCGTTATTGTTGCTCAGTTTTTTTGCAGTGATTGGCAGTATCCCTGTGTTTTTGTTGTCATTGATTGCCTTACTGTTTAAAGGTGCCGGTGAGTTGTTAAAAAGAATTAAAGGAGTTTTATCATGATATTAGTTTACTTTTACTTAAACGGTGAAACCTTTATCACCAAAAAATTACCCGTTACACCGAGAAAGGGCGATATGGTCAATATTAATGGCCAGTGTTTTTTGGTCGAATCGATTGTCTGGAATATCGATGATAGCGTGACTTCTGTCGCGATTGATATTACCGAAGAGGTGCAACTTTTGCCCAGTTAATGTTTGCTAGCTGTTAAAAAATCCAGCCCCTTTTTTGGGGCTTTTTGGGTGCAAGTAATCGCTTATGATGAGTAATCACAATTGAGGATACCGCTATGCAACGCAGGGGTAATGCCCCTAGATAAAATCATAGTAAGCCGTAAATCGTTGAAGGCAACCGCTGGAGATAGTGCGATCTATAAGCTTATCCTCTTAACCGCTTAATTGCGGTTTTTGAGGTAAAAACTATCGATTAATTAGGGTAAAAAACATGGCTCAAAATCACGAAGAAATTGCACAAATGATGGCAGACTTAGGCTGTACTGGCGAGCATATTACTGCATCTGGCATCTTAGATAAGATCGAAGAGATTGATTTTAAAATCATCGAGCTGGCAGGCAATAAATTTATGTATTGTGGTATTCGTATGCAAGGTGGTTTTGTTGTCACAGGCAAACCAGCGGCGTGTATCGACCCCGATAATTGGCGTGATGAGATTGGCAAAAAGGTCTCTTACGATAATACCTTTAGTGAAATTTGGCGGCTTGAGGCTTATCGTAAGATGAGCGGTGAGGCTGGGTAGATGAGCATCCAAGAAATGCTGCATTTAGGCTCATGGGTAATCGTTTTAATGGGCATTGGCACTAGTATTTTAGCCGCTTTGGTTGTGTATATATTGGCTTTAAGTGTATTGCAGCGTGCGATACTAGAAACTAAAAAAACCTACCGATTCACTTATCAATGGTTTGTTTTTCTGCGCGTTAATCGGCGTTTAAAACGCAAGGGTAAGATATGAAATCTTTATTTATTCCGCTGTTCAAAGCAAATTTTTTAAAGATTGAATCGGGTGAACAAAATTGCGAGATCAGGCCAAATGGTCATCGCGGATGGAGTGAACAGCATATCTTTACTGGTCGTGAAATCACATTCTCCAATGGCTATGGCTCACACAATCGAGTCACTAAAACTATACGCTCGGCGTTAGCCACCAGCGACCTTAAACAGGCTGGCATCCCCCAGTGGCATATTGATGCTGTAGAGGCAATTTATGGCAAGCGTGAGAGTTGGTGGTGGCTTATGTTTAGTTTAGTTGTTGCCAGCTAATGGATGGTCTTTTTACAAACAAGAACGCTGTGAAGTCAAGCCAAAAAAGTGTTGAGTGGTACACCCCCGCATGGGTGTTTGAAGAATTAGCAATCGACTTTGATCTAGATCCGTCATCTCCACACGATATGGATTCGATAGTACCCGCCGCAAAGAAATTCACTATTTTTGATGACGGCCTTAGCAAAGATTGGTACGGTCGGGTTTGGCTAAATCCACCTTACGGAAAAGACACGCCGTTTTGGATTCGCCGTATGATTCATCATGGCAACGGTGTGGCCTTAGTTTTTAGCCGTACCGATACAGCTTGGTGCCAAGAAGCCATGAATGCTTGCACGGCAATGTTATTTGTTAGTGGAAGGATAGAATTTATAGCAGGGCTTGAAAACCAACACAAAAAAAGCCGCTGCGGTGCGGGTACCGTAATGTTTGCCTTTGGCAAAAGTAATGCGATCGTTTTAAAAAGAATGAGCGATCGCGGTATATACATAGAAAGGGGCTTGCCAACTTAAACATGATCACTTTTAAATCTGTACCCTCAAAAGCCGCTATCGCCAACCTGCGCGATAAAATCGACATCCCCACTAAACGTTGGGATGAATTATTGGGTGCCGTGAATGCGCAGGCATTTACTGTCGCGGGGGCAACACAGGTTAGTCTCTTAGGTGATCTACATTCAGCGGTTAATGCAGCTATTCAAAACGGCGAGAGTATTGGTAGCTTTCGTAAACGTTTCGATAACGTTGTGGCTTTACATGGCTGGGAATATAAAGGTAAGCGAGGCTGGCGTACCCGTGTTATCTACGATAATAATCTGCGCTCGGCACAAATGGCAGGGCGTTGGCAGCAGCTCCAACAGACTAAAAAAAACCGGCCTTACCTGATTTACAATACAGTCAACGATAATCGTGTGCGTGATGAGCATAGGCAGTGGCATCATTTGGTACTCAAGGTTGATGATGTTTTTTGGGATACCCATTATCCGCCCAACGGCTGGGGCTGTCGTTGCTCAGTACGCACGGCTAATGCGAGGCAGCTTGAGCGACAAGGTTTGAAGCTTGACTCACCCCCATCTATCGAAACCAGCGAACGTATTAATGCTGCCACAGGCGAGATTTATGGCAATGTGCCAAAAGGTATCGATACCGGCTGGGACTTTAATGTCGGCAAGGCATGGCTAGGGGCTGATGTTTCGTTGGGTACTAATTTGGCGGCATTACCCACACGCTTTCGTGAAGCTGGCCTCAATTATATCGAGTCTAAGCGTTCACACAGGCAAGCCGCATGGCAAACGTGGCTAAAAGATCGTGCAGCAGATACTAAACCCAGAGGTTACTTATTCACTGTTGGGCATTTATCCGGTGATCTATTCAATGCCGTCAGCAAAGTCGATACGATTAAAAACACAGCTATCGTTATTAGTGACAAGCAACTCAATCACTTGTACGGGCAGCACAAAAATAAAGCCAAGCGTTTCCCCGACAAATGGGTAAATGAACTCCCAGTCAAACTAGCTAACTATAGTGCTGTACTTGAGCATAATGGCGATGTAGTGCTGGTACTACCGGATAAGATTGATAATAAGAATGGTCGAATCGTCGTCACACTGAATTTTAAAACCAAGGGGCAGATATTTAATAGCATTCGATCACTGGGTGTTGTGCAACTATCAAATCTAAAAACGAGGGAGTACAAAATATTAGAAGGGAGCTTAAAATAAACCAGCGGTGGGGCGGCGTATCCCACATTCGCTATGCAGTTAAGAAGAGCGACAGAAGCCTTTTCCTGCCTCGCTGGCTAAATTCATTATAGTCAGTCTTCAATAAGACAACAAGTCGTCGATAAGTAGCTATTAAAACACCAATAAGATACAATTAATCGCAAGTTAACAACGATTCAAAACCACTTTAACACCGATTTATCGCCGTTTTTGTCTAAAAGTAAGTGTTAATTGAAAAAACGCTAATTCTCTAAAAAATCCTTTAAAAACAATTATTTAAAGCCTTTTTGTAAAACCTCCATGTGTCTAACTTTAAACAGTACCCTACAATTGCTCAGTGCAATAATGCACAGTCATTAATGGATAAAAATCTTTTGATTTTTTATCGAATCCGCATAAAAAATCTAATTTAGTGAACTTGTGTCAACTTTTAAATAGTAATTTTGGCATAATGATAGATTGTTTATGTAGTAAATTTTGTAAGGAAAGAATCGTTTTATGAGTAATTTAGTTGCCGTGATGTTACGGTATTTGACCCAGCGCTGTAATATATGGGGCT